TATATTGAGCCGGCAAAGCAAATAGTTCAAAAGGTTTGCCATCATTAGCGCCCCCTTCAATCATTTTAGCATAAATAAAGGAATTACCTGTTATTAGTTTAAAGCCACACCATTGTTCAACTAAATCAGCCCAAGTGTCCTCTCCGTTTGGATATTTAAGCAACTCGTTTAATCGAGCGTCTCCATCGTATAATTCAAATGCTTTTTTATGTAATTGTTTTACTTCGTTCCAGTTCTCAATCTTATCAGGTTGTTTCATTAATGACTTATAACGCTTTGCAGCAGTTTGGTCAACAATCTTATAAACGTGAAATGGCGCTAACTTTGCCTTGTCGGTAATTAGTTTAATGATTGAATAAACTATGTCGTTTGACTGATAACCGTCTTTAACGTATTGTTGTGCGTTTTGTCCTTGCCACGTTACAATTCCTTGTTGAATTGCTACTTGTGCGCCTAGTGGAATATTCGGAAATAAAGTATTTACTTTCTTTTTACTAAAGAAGTCTAATAATCCCATAATGTACGATTTATGTTCAAAGTTAGTTATTTTATGCTAATAAACCGATACCACAAATTTTGGAGTGTACTCGAATATCATTCGCATAGCTAAACAATCCGAAAAGTCAGGAGAGCGACCAATTAAAGCTTTAACTCTATCTTTAGGAATTATGCCTTTACTAGCGTCATTATCGACTGCTTTTTGTTTTACCTGTTCTAACTCTTCAATGATTAATTGCTTTTGTTTACCGTCTGCGTTTATGTAAATCTTATTTGCGTTTATTAACTCGGCTAACTTGTAATAACATTGACTTTTAAGATTGTCAAAGTTTTCTTTGGTTCTAGTTATTGGGTTTTCTAATGCCCTAGAATTATTTACAAAGCCTTTACAACGTAGTATATCGCAAACTCCACCACCTACACCGTCCTCGTCAACTACTATATTAGACGTTGGCACTTTGTACTCGCTTTGTAGTTTCTTTATTATTTCAGCTACTTCAACAACCGATTTACCATTGTATTGATAAAGTTTAACACGATACCCAAACCATAACCCAATGACAGTACTATCCCCACCAAAACGAGCAACGTCGCAACTAATATAAGGTGTACCACTAGGTAAATAATCGCTAGTAAAGCAGTCAATAATTTTATCATAATCTATAAGTTGAGCGGGGTCATCTAGGTATTCCCAATTACCAAATAGCAATCTCTCTTGGCTTACCTTATCTAATGTTAAAAGGTTTTCTTTGTAGTGCTTTGATATAAACGGGTTATCATCTATTAACGAAGATATAAAGCGTTTATTGTCTTTTATTGTTCCGTCTTGTTGAGGCTTATAAAACTCGGAGTAAGTCCAGTTCTTTGCCGGATTACAAGTGTAAAGTATCTTAGGCACTAAATCGTTTTGATCTAACTGAAATCTTATCCTCGATTTAATAATGTTTCGAGCCTTATCGTCCACCTGATTGGCTTCATCTATAAATGCGTCAGTAATTTCTAACGACCCTAATTCGTCAAAGTTAGGATCGCTTGGGTAACTGTAAAGGTCTTTTAATAGAATAGTTGAGCCGTTAAAGAACTCTATTGTTGAAGATTGAGAATTAAACTTATAGTGTTTCCCCGCTTCTAAGCCTTGCATTTTAGCAACCTGAAAGAATGAAACCAACGTAGTTTCTTTTAACGTTTTTAATACTGCACGTCCTATTAAGCCTCTAGTATTAGGATATTTTAAACGTTGCTTTAATTGCCAATAGCAACCTAGTGCGGTCTTACCCACCCCCAGCGCCGCCTCCGAACAAAATCTCTAAAGTCTTTTTGTCCTCTAATAGGTCGAGTGCCAGGGTTTGTTTAATTGATAGTTCCATTAAATACTTGGGTTATTTGCTACGTATGTTTTTTTCTCTTCCCAATTAATTGTCATTCCACCGCTTACCTCAATTTCAGTCGATTGCTTTGCTCTTCCCTCTAACCTATCAAGTATTTCCTGATAAGCTCTTAAATCTCCTTTAAATGCTTTTTGTAATACCACTAAATCTAATTGTTCAGCTACCGTAAACTCTTCCTTCTCCCCTGTTATTGGGTTGGTCTTTATTTGTACTAATTCTAATAATCTCAATAGTCTTGTCTTGCTATTAGGTACTCCTTTAGGGCGACCTGGTCCACCTGGCTTTCCTTTCTCAAATGGTTTAAGATTTTGTTCGTTTGCCATAATCTTCTCTTTTTTCTCACTTTTTACAAAGGTAACCCGTTCTTCTTGATTATCAATGTTGGGTCTAGTTTTCTCATTCGGTCAACTATAACTTGACAATATTTAGGGTCTAATTCCATACCGTAGCATTTACGCTTAAGCTGGTGTGAAGCTACCATTGTTGAACCACCACCAGAAAAAGGGTCGTAAACATTTATACTTTCTACTTGTTTTAGCATATCATTTATCAATCCTATTGGTTTTGGCGTTGCGTGTTCAGCTTCTCTATCTCTTTTGTGTTGTAAAACATTTGGTGTTCCACCATCTCCAATTTTGCCTGCAATTTTTGAACCAAATAAACATAATTCATGTTGATTTCTAAAAGGCATTCCCATACCCATTTGCACTTTATCCCAAATTAACATATTTCTAACTCTAAATCCTGCTCTTTCTGCAATATCAAATGTTTCAATCCACATTTTCCAATCACAAAAAATAAATGCTGTGTGTGCATCTTGACAAAGTGATAAAACATCATCCATTAATAAACGATATCCTCTAGTGCTTAAATTATCATTTTTAATTGTTTTTTGATTTCTAGCACCAATGGAACCACTTACCTTTCCACTTTCCTGACTGCCACCAGAAGAATAAGGAGGGTCAGTATAAATTAATTCTATTTTGTCATTTAATAATAATTTTTTTACATCATCAGCATCAGTGCTACTTCCACAAAGTAATCTATGCTCCCCTATCTCAAATAAATCACCCAATACAATATCCGTTTCAATTCCACCTTCAGGCACCGCAAAATCGTCTTCTTCAGCCTCTAATACTTCAGGCTCAAAGTTAGGTATATCTAAACCCCATTCGGTTAATTGTTCTACATCCCAATTATTAGCTAAATCGTCCCAATCCCATTCGCCATAACCTACGTTATCTTTAACAATAAATTCTTTCTTTTGCTCTTCGCTTAAATCTTTAGCTTGTACTACCGGCACTTCAGTAAGCCCAGCTTCTTGACAAGCCTTTAATCTCATATTTCCACCTAAAACAATATTGTTTTCGTCAATAACAATCGGTCTTAATTCTAGCATTTGGGGAAAGTCCTGTATTGACTTAACCAACTGCTTAAACTTAATATCCTTTATTATTCTAGGATTGTTTGGGTTTGGTTTGATTAATGTTATTAGCATCTGCCTTGTCCTTTATATGGTTTTGGTTTTGGACTGTGTTTATTGTAAGACTTTTTAGCCTTACCGCATTTCCTTTTGCCGAATTGGACTTTACCTGATGGGTTTAGTTTAGCCATTATTAATTATTTAAACATAAGTCGGAAACGTGCTGAAAAGATATATTATAAATTTCAGCTATTTCTTTTAATTTTTTACCCTCTTTTCTTAATCTAATTATTTCATCTCTTTGTGTATTTTTCAATTTAGCATTTGGATTTAATTCACCTTTATTTTTGGCTAAACCTAAATTTGTAGCGTGTATCATATTTTCACTATGGGTACACCATTCTAAATTTTCTACTTTATTATTTGTTTTTATTCCGTCTATGTGATTAACACACCTTTTATTTAAAGGATTTGGTATATAATGAATAGCTACTAATCTATGTACTTTTCTACCAAAAATATTGCCACCAAATTTAAAATTAAGAACTTCATACCCATCTTTGTCAATTTGATTTTTCATCTTTTTTAATCCATTTGGAAATAATTTATAAATTTCACCAACTTCATTAACTTTATAAAGACCATCAAATTCTAATATATCTTTCATTATTTGTATTTTTCTATAATTTCTAATAATTCTGACCTTTGCCACTTTTTTACTGTTCTAGCATTGCGTTCTAGGTATATTAATATTTCTAGACCGTATTTATCAATAATTCCCCTACGATACCCAATCAAATGGAAATCATCAAATCCGTTGCAACGCTTACACTCCCCATTACAGTTATATTCGTCAAATCTTAACGCACTACCACCCTTAATAGGTGCAAAATGTCCGCAATCCATTTGACTAGTATCCTTTGTTTGCCCACAACTAATGCAAGTAAAATACCCATCTTGGCTATCTCTTTGCCTAATATAAGCATTGAATATCTTTTGAGCCTTTGCAGTTAGTTTAGGAATAGTTATTAATGCCATAATACAAAACTAAAACAATTTTTGCTGCAATTGGTGTTTTTTTAATCTATCTAATGCTTTTTCATAATATTCAGTATCTAACTCACAAGCCGTTAAATCAAATCCGTAATCTTGGCAAGCTATTGCTATTGAACCTGAACCTAAATGTGTATCAAGTATTAAATCTCCTTTTTTGGCATATTTATCTAACAACCATTTATATAAATCAATAGGTTTTTGAGTAGGATGTATTTTTTCAGTATGATTGTGTTTATGTATTGAATATTCAAATATTTTAGCAGGTTTTTTTAATCCCATACTTACCCAAGCATATTCGGCAGTTGCAAAATTATCAACTGTTTGTTTTTTATTCCAAATACAAAAATATTCGGTAGGCGGCAAAATAAAATTATTTGCTCCCCATATTATTTGATTTTTGCTAATTCTAAATAATTCATTAAAATAATCATTATTTGGTTTTTTATCCCAATTTAATTTTTCTTTGTAATTACCTTTAATACCACCTAACCTTAATGAACCTTTTTGCAATCTATCTAATCCGTAAGGAGGGTCAACTATTGCCAAGTCAAAATGCTTATCAGGATAACGAGCCATTAACTCCATATTATCCTCATTTGTTATTGTTATCATATATTTATTTTACTATTCTAAAACAAACCTGCCTACCATTTACTTCAAAACGCTTCTTTTGTATTGGGTTAAGTCCGGCACGTATTCCGTACTCCGTTAAACCTGTTACTCTTTTTGCGTAAGCTATCGACTTAAATAATGTTGTTTCTTTTGTTTCTATGTCTATCATTTTTATTGGTCTGCTATTCTCCAATCCTTTTACCTCTCCACTCATATCTTTTTTATTAATCTAATTATTGTTGCTATTGTGTAAAGCGCTATCGCCAATGGCACGCTTATAAAGAAAAATTTAATGTATCTCATTGTTTTGATTTTCATCGCTTCCAAATACGTAAATGGTTGTACATAATGCAGTAAATATAATTACGCATAAAAAGCCTAATAGGAAATTCATATTTATTTAATTTTATATTGCTTAACCCATATAGGTATTGAATAGAAAAACCATATTTTTCTTCTAACTGTGTAACCATTTTCATCTTCCCCACAATAGATTTCAAAGTTGTTAAACCCTTTTTTATATTTCATAGGTTATTTGTTTTTTGATTTTCTTATTTTAATTTCAGTTACCATAAAAAATAGTAAAAATATTAATGCAGCTCCACTCCAAAAATATACCCAAACGAGTGATTCTTCATGTACAGTCATAGGTTATTTGTTTTGGTTTTCAATTAAAATAATATCATTTTCTAATTCTTGAATATTTTTCATAATGCCTTCTAAAATATATTGATTTTGTTCTGCTTCTTTTGGTAGAATAGGTGGTATTGGAAAACTTGGTAAAATTGCGCAAATATGTTTACAAACTGACGCTAGATTATTACAAAGAGGTAGATTGTTATTAGATAATGTAATTGAATATGGTAAATCAGTAGGCACTTTTAGATGGTCTTGTGGTTGCGCAGATGACTTGCCTAGTAATATTTTTTGGCAAGGTATGGGATGGATAAAACTTACTGAAAGGAATGGAATAAGCCATAAAAATACTTGGAAACAAACTTCTAAAAGAAAAGTGAATATTTATAGATTAGACCCATTTGATATTTTTTTAAATTATATAGATTTATGAGTGGAGAGGTAAAAGGCTTGGAAAATAGCAGACCAATAAAAATGATAGACATAGAAACAAAACAAGAAACAGTATTTAAGTCAATAGCTTACGCAAAAAGGGTAACAGGTTTAACTGAGTACGGAATACGTGCCGGACTTAACCCAATACAAAAGAAGCGTTT